AGTTTTTCAACCCAGATTTTGGATCAAGAATCTCAGAATCGCTATTTGAGAACGTAGATGAAGTTTCTGCACTTGCAATTGAGGATGAAATCAAGAGTTCGATTATAAATTTTGAACCAAGGGTTAATTTATCGTTTGTAAACGTGAAACCTAACCCTGATGATAATGAAATGAACGTGACAATAGAATACGAGATCACCGGAATTGATATTCCACCACAACAATTAGAATTTGTGCTGTTGCCAACTCGATAAATGTCACTTATAAATTTCACCAATCTGGATTTTGACCAGATAAAACAAACACTTAAAGATTATATTCAAAGTAGTTCAGATTTTACTGACTATGATTTTGAAGGATCTAACTTATCTACGATATTAGACGTATTAGCTTATAATACTTACATCACTTCTTATAATGCAAACATGATATCGAATGAAGTTTTCATCGATTCAGCAACTTTGCGCGAAAATGTGGTCGCATTAGCAAGAAATGTTGGTTATATCCCTCGATCAAAGAAATCATCAAGAGCAGATATTAGTTTTTTCGTTGATATTTCATCGGTTTCACCAACTCCTGCAAATTTGACACTTAAAGCAGGGCCAGTCGTTACAACTGGAGGGACATTTAATAATCAATCCTTTGTTTTTGGTATTCCGGAAGATAAAACTGTGTCAGTAATTGATGGTGTTGCTACTTTTAACGATATTGAAGTCTATGAGGGGTCATATTTAAGTCAATCATATGTATATTCAACTCGAAATCCATTTCAAAAGTTTATTTTACCAAATATTGGTATAGATTTAGATAGTTTAGTTGTTTCAGTACGACCATCAGTCGATTCTTCGGTTACAGCTAAGTATACAAGGCAAGATGAACTGTTTGATAGCGTTACAAAATCGACAATTACTGAAAATTCAAACATTTATTTTATTCAAGAGGTTGAATCGGAGCAATATGAGGTAATTTTTGGTGATGGAGTGTTTGGAAAATCCCTTGAAGACGGAAATGTGGTTGAAATGACATACATTGTGACAAATGGGTCTGATGGAAATGGTATTAATAGTTTTACATTCAGCGGTAGTCTCTCATATGTAAGAAATTCTGTTGAAATTTTTGTCACTGATGGTATTTCTTTGATTACATCCTCATTACCCTCAAGTGGTGGTGAAAGTATTGAGAGTGTAGACTCAATTCGTAAGTTTGCACCTCAAATTTATGCAACTCAAAACAGAGCTTTGAGTGCAAATGACTATGAAGTCTTAATTCCTAACAAAATTTACCCAGAAACAGAGTCGATATCAGTATTTGGTGGTGAGGATCTTGTTCCTCCCCAATTTGGAAAGGTTTTTATAAGTATTAAACCAAGAAATGGCGATTTTGTTCCAAATCTTATCAAACAAAATATAAAAAGAAGCTTGAAAAGATACTCCGTTGCTGGAATAGTGCCGGAAATACTTGATTTAAAGTATTTGTTTATCGAAACAAGTAGCAAAGTTTATTATAACACGAATTTGGCACCAAGTGCATCTTTTGTATCAACAAAAGTGCAGAGAGATTTAACTGCATATGCAGAATCATCAGAATTAAACAAGTATGGGGCAAGATTCAAGTATAGTCGCTTTTTAAAAGTTATTGATTCAAGTCATGAATCAGTTACATCTAACATTACAACTGTTGAGATGAGAAGAGATCTTCGATTAGCTATCTCTGAGGTTGCAGAATACGCAATTGACTTTGGAAATGAATTTCATATTCAATCTATGAATGGATTTAACATACGTTCAAGTGCTTTTCGAGTGTTAAATATAAACACTGATGTTTATCTGTATGACACTCCTGATTCAACTGGTGAAAAAGGTCAAATATCATTATTTTCTTTAGATGAAGGATCTTCAACTCCCGTGATTCAAAGAAGAAATATTGGTGTGATTGATTATAAGAAAGGACGCATCACTTTAGACCCTATAAATATAGTATCAGGTAAATCAAAAGACAATGTTGACATTTTGGAGATATCAGCCACTCCCGAATCAAATGATATTATTGGATTGCAAGATCTTTACTTACAATTAGACAGTAGTTTTGTTGATATGGTTGTGGATGAGATCAGTTCCGGTGCTGATCCATCAGGATCAACATATACTGTAACAACAAGTTACAAAAATGGAAACATCATACGATAAAAGATGTCCGAAAAGAGAGTTCAGTTAAATCAAATTGTTAAAAATCAATTACCCTCTTATGTTAAAGAGGATTTTCCTTTGGTTGGAAATTTTCTGTCTCAATATTATAAAGGTTTAGAATATAAAGGCGGCCCAGTTGATCTAATTCAAAATATAGACTCATATGTTAAGTTAAGTGAGTGTGGAAATTTAATAAAGTCAACAAATACTACTGCTTATGCTGGAATAACTACTTCTACTATCTTTGTATCGAATACGACAGGATTTCCTGATAATTACGGACTCATAAAGATAAATAATGAGATTATAACATATGAAAGTAAGACAGATATAAGTTTTGTAAATTGTAAGAGAGGTTTTAGTGGAATTACGTCATTTCGTAATCCAGATGATCCAGAGGATCTTATTTTCTCAACTTCGACTGCTCAAAATCATGAAAATAACACTACAGTCGAAAATTTAAGTGTTTTATTTCTTGATGAATTTTTAAAAAAGACAAAAAATCAATTTTTACACGGTTTTCAAAGAGATTTAAGCGAAAAAATAAATAAACCACAATTTATTCGTCAAGCAAAAGATTTTTACTCTACAAGAGGAACTGATGAGTCATTTAATATTTTGTTTGGAGCTGTATATGGTGAAAAAGTTGATATTATTCGTCCAATTGATGATGTTATATCACCATCAAACGCAGATTATCGAAAAACAAGAGATTTCATAGTTGAACCTTTAGTTGGTGATCCTGAAGAACTTGTCAATCGTACTCTTTACCAGAATGAGTTTGAAAACATATCAAGAGCATACGCTCCAGTAGGTTCTGTTGAAAAAATATCAGTCGGAATTGCAACAAATACATTTTACAAATTAAGTCTTGATGCGGGACGGTCTTTTCCTGATGGATCAGCAGGTTTAACTTACGGTAATTTTTCTAATCACGCAAAAACAAAAATTATTGGTCAAGTTGGTGTTGCACAAACATATATCGATGTTGACTCGACTTTAGGATTTCCAAATTCAGGAACTTTGACATTTTTGTATGAAAATGGAACAACAGGTGTTTGCACATATTCAGATAAAACAATTAATCAATTTTTAGGAATCAATACCACTGGAATAACGACATCTATTGTCGATAATTCATTTATTGATCAAAACACTTTTGCTTATGCATCAGATGGAGTTAATGATCTTGGCATTCGAGTTAAAATACGCGGTGTTTTGAATAATTTCGTTATCCCACCAGATGTTAATAATCAAAGAGTAGGATCAAAAATAAAAATAAAAAACTTAGGAAAAATAGGAAGTAATGTCAAAGAAAATAATTGGTTATTTAACACAGCTCAAAGTTATATTGTAAAGTCTCTTGAAATTGTTGACTCTGTAAATAATACTTACAAATTAGTTACTCAAGATACAAACATACTTAGAATTGGAGATAAAATTACAACGCATGAAGTTTTTGCAGAGGGGATTCAGTGGGGAGCTAAATTTACAGAAATTTTAGAGCCATCTTCAAATAAAATATATGTCGTCACTGATGTCTTTGATAAAAATACCTGTTTAATATCTGGAACTGGAATATCTGACCCTAGAAAAGTAACTAAAGTAAGTAAAAGAATTTCAAAAGTAGATTCAGACCTACACAAAGATTTAAATAAATTTACTGCTAATATTCAAAATATTTACACTAAACCAGATGGTGGTTTAGTAAGGGGTGTTCAGTATTATGGCCCATCCCATGAACATCCAACAAAAGGGACATTAATGGTTGGAGAAAAACACACTCCCTTTTTTCATGAAACAATTCAACCAGTTGAGGGTCAAAATAAAATTTATGTGGCATCATCATCTCTTCCATTCACTGGTGTTACTAAATTAAACCCAAAGTTTCAAAAGTTTACTTTTGGTGGAACATATAATAGAAATGATGAAGAGATTAAAATATCTGATCAAGTTGATCATAATTATTTCACCGGTGATGCTGTCTATTACACCCCTCAAAAAGGTGAGGTGAGCACAATTGATTCTGAAGGAAAAACAATAAAACAAGAGTATATTATTAGTAGATTGTTTGCCGAGGGTTTATATTATGTGAAAAGGATAGACGCAAACACTGTAAAATTTGCTAAAAGTCAATCTGATATAAACGGTGGAATATTTACAAAAGTTGATCCTGATGGTGGTGTTGATTCTGTTACTATCGCATCAAATGATGTTGAAAAATTCTTATTTAAAGGAAAGGTAATTGAACCACAAAAATTAATACGAGAAGTAAAATTACCACTTACAGATTCTGTAAAAACATCAACTAATCCCGGATATACAGGAATACTGGTTGATGGTGTTGAAGTTTTAAATTATAAATCAAAGGATTTCGTATATTATGGAATTTTAGAATCAATAAACGTAATTAAAGGTGGAGAAAATTTTGATATTATTAATCCACCTATTATTGGAATTGATGATAACGTAGGAAGTGGCGCAACCGCTGTAAGTGCAATCAGAGGGTCATTGAAAGAAATAAAAGTTCTTAACTCTGGTTTTGATTATATTGAAGAGCCCATTATAAAAATAACAGGTGGGAACGGCACAGGTGCAAACGCTGTAGCAAAATTAAATGCTGTTCCTCATGAATTATTAATAAATGGTGATGGTGTCGGACTTGGAACTATAAAATTAGATGCTGCAGGTATAAGTACATCTTCAATAGGATTTACTACCTATCATAGATTTAGACCGGGTGAGACGGTCATATATGACCCTCTGGGAAGCATTCCTATTGTAGGTTTAGCAACTCAATCAATTTACTACGTGTCTTCAGTATCAGAGTATACTGTACAATTACATGAGAGCTATGATGAGGCGATTGCTGGAGTAAATACGATATCTTTTACATCTTATGGAAGCGGAGTTCAATCATTCAAATCTCTCCATGGTAAATCAGTTGTAAGTTCTGTCGTTGTTTTAGATGGTGGATCTGGATATGAAAATAAAGCAAGATCGTGTGAATCAACGGGTATAAGCACTGCTTTAAATATTATTAATATACCTAATCATGATTATAAAACAGGTGAAATAGTCAAGTATTCAGTTGATGGTACATCCATCGATGGATTGTCTACAGATAAAGAGTATTATGTATCTGTCATTAATGATGATCAATTTAAATTAGCACCTGTTGGAGTTGGCACAACTGTTAAAGATTTTTATTTTGCAACAGAGCAGTTTAATGAATTAAGAAATATTGGAGTTGGCACTCATACATTTAATTACCCTCCAATTTCTGTTGAAGTAATTGGTAGAGTTGGAATATCCTCTATAGATGGTAATACATTTCAAGCATCACTTCAACCTATTTTCAGAGGTGAAATAACATCACTTCAATTAACGAATACTGGTGTTGGTTATGGAGCATCTGAAATATTAAACTTTAATCGTGTTCCAGAAATAAATTTAAATACAGGAAGAGACGCAGTGATTACTCCTGTAGTAGCAGGTGGAAGAATAGTTGATGTAAGTGTTAGT